TTTATTAACGCCATTAATTTCTAGTGAGTAAGCAATATTGTCGATGACGTTGCGGTGAGGCAATAAACCAAAATGCTGAAAGACCATTGAGAAACGCGTTTTGCGAAGTTCGCGCAGGCGGGCATTATCAACTTTTAGAATATTTTCTATGATACCAGTATTATATTCATCATGAATAAATAATTTAGGCACATGGGATGAATAAAATCCGTTACCTGCTTCCGTGCCAGAAATCACAGTCCCTATAGGAATATCGCGATGATGGTATAACAAATCTCGAACCAAAAAACTTTTACCTGTATCACGGCGCCCAATTAAAACAACAACAGGTCCCTTATTCTCGTCTTTTAAAAAAGTAATTCGTTTCATATCAAATTTTTTTAGTTGTAATTGGGACATATATTATACATAAACTCAATTATTTGATATTAAACGCAGATAAAATATTGATATAATAAAATGAAAACAAAAATGAAAAAAAAAATGAAAACAAAAACAAACACAAAATCAAACACAAAAACAAAAACAAAATCAAACACACAAACAAGAAAACAAAAAATTACAACTATAGAAGACATCAAAATATTAATAGGAAATGGTGCTATTGAAATGTTAAAATCAAAAAAAATAAAATGGTCACCGTTTTATAATCATACAAATCTTATAGGTTTAGGGATTTTATCAGTAGGAATTGGTAGTAGTAGTTATGAAATGGTTAACTATTTACTTGAACAAGGTTTTGATATTGAATTTAAAAGCAGATACAATGATTATACGCCTCTTATGTATTCAGCACAAAATATGACGAATATATTAAATTTACTTATTGAAAAAGGCGCAAATATTCAAGCAATAAACAAATTCAATGAAACAGCTCTTCACATGGCAGTTAGTTATGGTTCTTTAAATAATACAAAACTCCTTTTAGTAAAAGGATCTAATATTGAACATAAAAACAAAGATGGAAATACACCTTTACATATAGCATGTAAATCTTTATATATAGACATGATCAAACTATTAATTGATAAGGGAGCAAATATTCATGCTAAAAATAAAATGAATGAAACTCCTTTAGATTCTTTAAAAAATACATGGAGGTTAGAAGAAATACAATTATATATGTCAAAACGTAATAGATTTATTGCGTGTAACAAAAAATCCTAATTGCCTAATATACTATAATGTATACGTATCATAATATTTTGGATTTAAATTTGAATGAAATCAAAGATGAATATATTGGATTATTAAGTTATTTGACAGATACTCCTAATATAGAATTAAATTCATTTGTAAATAATATACACGGTATATCCGAAATGGGTAAAATAATAGTTTGTTGTGATGACTCAAAAGTAATAGGAACTGGAACTATTATTTATGAGCCTAAAATAATACATGGTGGTCAAAATGTAGGTCATATTGAAGATGTTGTTGTGAACAGAGAATATCGTGGAATCGGAATCGCTAGTGAAATTATTCAACAATTAATTGCTGATTCAAAAGAAAATAATTGTTACAAAGTAATATTGGATTGTCATTTCAGCAATATTCCTTTTTACGAAAAAAATGGTTTCACGCACAAAGGTGCTCAAATGGCAATTTACCACAACAATTGATTGGATAGCCACCCCCTAGACCATTTCACGTGTCTATCCTTTTCATGACGCATCTTATACAACCTTCGCCTTTGTTTCGCATAAGTGATGCCTTTATTCTGAATATAGGTTGGGAAATTACTCATACCATACGCACCGATACTAGCTATTTTTTTATTCTGTTTATAAACATTTAACTTCTTTGTTTTATTTTTAGAAGGTTTTACAGTCACTCCTAAACGTTTTGCTTGTTTATATGTATAATTTGTAATAGAATACATATAAAAGGATAATATATTATTTATCAAATGGACCGAGTTGAACAAATGAAAGAAATTCAACAAAAGGGTTTAGAATTGTTCACACGAAAGAATCAAGATTATGGTGATGCCTTCGCTAAATTTGGTTTAATTGGCGTCCTTGTAAGAATTGAAGATAAAATTCAACGCGCTATTTCAATTAGTAAGAGCGGTATTACTTTAGTCGATGATGAAGGATTGAAAGACACCTTATTGGACCTACATAATTACGCAGCAATGGCGCTTATGCTTTAAAATCCTTGTTCGCATGTTGAATCAAAATATTCACATTTTTCAACATAATATCCAAATCCCTACTTTTATCATGATTTTCCATATCTTTGCCCTTCTTCATTAGACCCTCTTTTAATCGTTGAAGAGAGTTCTTGTAAGTAGTTATTTTATCATCCATTCCATATTCCTTTGCTAAAATCATCCAACCCAACTTTTCAAACATAGCATGATACCATTTCACTAGACCAGGATAAGTATAATCAATGACAGGGGCAAATTTTATTTTTTTAACAAGCTTCAACGTTTTCTTCATTATATAACTCTAAGAAATTATTGAGTTTAATTGTCATTCGTTTTTTATACTTTAAAATAATGAACGATTGTGAAATGCCGTATGAAAATGACGAAGTCACACTCTATAACCCTATCTATGAAAAAACAAATATGATACCACCAAATAAGGTATCACGATATGTTAAAAGAAATACTTATAACAAATATACTTTTGTAGATGTTTCTGGTGTAGAAAGAGAATGTTTTAAAAAATATATTACTCTTGTAGACTATGTCAAATTTTTAATAGGAAAATACGAACCAGAACATATGAATGTCTTACCTTCCATCCATAAACCTGTAGATAGCTCTTACAATCAATATATACACTCGATTCATAATTACGCATATGTAGATGGTTTCTTTTATTACTTGACATCAAAACTAAAGGAGGTTGGATTTGTTCATGGACTCGATTTTTACGATAGCTATATTTGTTTAACGAAAGATTGTAATATTAATATTTCTGACGACTTTGAATACTTATGCGACTCTCATTTTTTCAATGATAATTTAAACAAATTATTTAAATTCAAAGACGCTAGCTTTAACTCTATGTTTCAAAAAAAAGAACCCGTTGTCATTAGCAATGAAACAATTGAAATTGAAGCGGATGAACTAAGTGATTCGGAAGATGAGCCTATAGTATTAGAAGATATCATTCCGGATGAATGTCACCAATCGGAATCATGTGATTCTGACCATTCTACAGTGGATAATTCCGATAGTGAATGCTCTGAAACAAGTAACCATGATACAGACGATTGGAGCACAGATGATGACAGTGAGTCTGAAATAGAAGAATTAACTCTTATTATAGATAAAATACCTACACAAGTTGTATCGATTGAGTGTTGTGAAATGACATTTGATTCTATATTGGAAGCTGAAAAGATTACAATGGAAGAACTAGAGAGCGCTATGTTCCAGATTATAGTGATGCTCTATGTATACCAAAATGTATATCAATTTACACACAACGACTTACATACAAATAATATCATGTATATTACTACGGATAAAACACATTTAACTTATAAAATTAATAACGTTTATTATAAAATTCCTACTTATGGTAAAATATATAAAATTATTGACTTTGGACGCTCTATTTATACAGTAAGGAATACAGTTATTTGTAGTGATAGTTTTTCAGAAAATGGAACAGCACATACACAATATAATTTTGAACCCTTTTATAATCCAGAAAAACCATTAATTATGCCCAATTATAGTTTTGACTTATGTAGACTCGCTTGCTCTATGGTAGATTTTATCGTAGATGATATAAAAGACATAGATGATTATAAAAAAGTCCCTGTCTACGATATGATTATATCATGGTTGTATGATGATAATAATGTAAATATATTGTATAAAAAGAACGGAGATGAGAGATACCCAGATTTCAAGTTGTATAAAATGATAGCCCGTCTAGTTCATAATCATACTCCAGATAAACAGTTTAGTCATCCTTGTTTTCAGAAATACATAACTAAAAAACAAAAATTAGTTATGGATATAGACCAAATTAAAAGCCTGGTTCATTTGTAAATACCTTCGCTTTACCAGCTTCTTTTAAAAAATAATAATCTTTCGCATATAATACGGCAAATGTAATAAAAAGAATGTATACGGAATCTCTTAGATTATTCCGTTTATCGGCATCTTCTTTGTCCTTGTCTAAAACCATTTTTAGTATAAAATATAAAATAGCAACACATAGTGCTATATACAAGTTTTCCATTAAAATATATATACTTAAATAGTTTATATATTTTAACGCATTATAGCTCTTCAAATTTGAGATCTACCGAATCTCCTTGTGTAGATAAATCTAATTCTTCAAAATCAAAACTTTCAAGCTTCTCTCCTAAAACAATAGGTTCATCTTGCGGTGATTCAAACGTCAATACGGAATTATTCTCTGAAAATTTGATGCGGGGTTCTTCTATCTTTGCTTCATTCGATGTAAGCTTAAACGGGTTTAAATTCGGTTTCACTGGCCCAACTTCATCTTCAACTTCATGTTCAACTTCATCTGTTTTATTCATTGGTGTTACTTCTTGTTCGATTAGATAATTTTTTGTTTCATTCATTGGTTTTATTTCTTGTTTGATAACCTTTTCTACTTTAATAGTTTCCACTTCTTGTGTTTCATCAATATACTGACGTAATAATGTCTCAATCGGTATACGGTCACGAATCGTGTTCATGATACATGTCTGAACAATATGTTCAAACTCTCGGTTTCGTTTTTGAGTTTCAAGTGGAGGTATATCAATTTCAAACAAATAAATATTTGAATACAACTTACGCGCTATATTTGTATAAGTTTTATGAACAAATGCGCTAAAATCTGGAATATCAATACTTACCTTTTTTGTTTCAGAACCAACGCGAACACATGACAAAATTTTTAACTGAATGATATGAACACATGTCAAAATATCCTCTAAATAAGAACAATTACATAACTGAATGATACGTGCCTTCTCGGTATCGATGATTGTTTGGTTCCATTTTGGGATTCGTGCTAAAAGATTCTGAAATGTCATTAAATACTTTTCCTCTTCGTCATTTTCAGTACATAGTTGTACAGATTCATTAAAAATAGAACGAAACCCATCAATAATATGAGGTGTTAAATAGTTCATCAAAATAATACTCCATTCATTCTTTGAATCCGACAAGGTATTGCTTGTATAATCATCCATTAGTAAAATAGCTTAAAATAATAATAAAATAGAAACGCAATAAATATTCAACAAAAATTTGGAATATTAATATATTTTACATTTGACAAATCTTTATAATAATACAAGTAATTTGTAAATAATAAATTTTCGGCGTTCAAAGCCATAGGTATACCATATGTATTCACTAATTTATTTAAATTTTCATCATTCATCATATTATATAAATTATTATATATATTGAATGAATTTAAAAAAATATTATAATTAGATATAATCATAGCATCACTCGTTACAGGACTTGGGTGATGTATATCACTCCAATATATGTACCGTGTATCCAAATTATTTAAATTGATATCTATTTCAACTAACATATCAAAACGTGAAATCACGACAAGATCATAATTTATTTTATTCTTTATGGATTCATTCATCAATAAATCCCTAACTTTTTGTTTTGAATAGTAATGGGATAATGTGTTATTTTTATTTATTGGATGAGGTGTATTTGAATATAGTAAACTTTTATTTAATTCAGGCATTTCATCACTAAAATCTCTTGATAATTCATTTACATATGCTTTTGGTTTATATAATAAGTTAATTTTATTGATAATATTTTCATCATACATTAATTCATTATCTCTAATATTTCTATGCCCAGAATGTATATATTTTTCACCATTACATAAAGTCCATGTATGGTAATAAAAATCAATATCACAATTTTCTACAAATTTAGAAATTGTTTTATGACCCATTTCAAGGTTTCTGGGTTGTCCATATAAGCAATAAGCAATTTTCATTATAGTAACTAAATATAATATTTATATAACATTTATATAACATTTTTAAAATAACAAAGTAGATAATAGATAATCATCACTTCATTCTTTAATTCTTTACAAATACTTTCATAATAAAATTTTAACTTAATATATTTTTCCTTTTTCATATGTTTCATTTTTTCAAGAATCATATCACCATATTGTCCTTCTTTATAGAATTGTTCTGCTACATCTAATAATTCTATCTCGTTTCCGTGAATATTCCAGACCTTTGTCTTCTTTTTTTCTTGTATCGGTCGCGTAATATACATATGTATAAACCGAGAGCATATTGGATTTAATAGCTTATCCTTATTTTGCGTAATAATAAAAAAACGTGTATTTGTGCTGTAAATTTCAATACAACGCCGTAAAGAATATTGTGCGTCTATCGTCAAATTATCAGCATCATATAATATGACACTTTTAAATGGAACTTGATTTGTGTTTTGTTTTGCGAATTCTTTAATGTCATCGCGAATCATTTTTATACCTTTACACGTAGCACATTCGATATAAACGCAAAACATCTTTTTAAATTCGGGTGTATAAATTGTGTCCAATAACGTATTCAATGCGTGGCGTTTACCAGAGTTATGTTCACCATATATTAATATGTGAGGTATATTTTTATTTTTTTTATAATTTTCAATAATCAATTCCATAATAGAGTAGGTATCATAATTTTAAATATAAATATTATATATGTTATTTGCTGGAATCAAATTAAAAAAACAAAACGTCAGAAAGGAAGATGTTGAGGAAGCATTACAAGTATGTTACGACAATATGTCATTTTCAACATTTCCATATATTATGTATGGTATAAAATCTTCGAATGATACTTTAAATAAATATAATTCCGGAAATTGTATAGCACTTAGTTTGTTTTTAAAAAAATATCTAAAAAATATAGGAATACATAGTCATTTAATACCCGCAAGTGTTCCAAAAATACACATGGTTGAAGGTGTCAATCATTTGTGCCATGTCTCTCTACTTATACCATACGACAAAGATAAATTCTTTGTAGTAGACCCGGCTTTTTATTTTTTAACCCCATTAGATTGCTCTATCAATAACAATCATTTAAAACATGCGGATTCTATGGATATACACAAAGAAATCATTAGCCAAGTAAATTATATGATAAAACCAGCGGATAAACATAATCACCATAAAATACAGGTCACTTGTTTTTTTGACGAAGACCCGTTGGATGTGTGGCACTATTATGTTCAGGAAATTAATTTGAATGATGCTGACCATTTTATAGGGGCAAAGTTCATGGAAATGAAACCAGAACCCTTTATTGTAAAAACATCGTTTGATATTACAACCAATACGGTAAAAAAAATATATCATGTTAAGTATCGCGACGGCTCAATTATTATTATAAAATATAATAAAGAAATTTATTCAGGGCCTGTCACGCATATACCAAAAGCAATTCAAAAGGAATTACAAATGAAAATGTATAAATATTTCACGCGTTCATTTTTTATATAATGAAACTATATAATGGAAACCAATAAAATATTTGTTTTAGTATTTTACTTTATATGTATCTACATCTATTTACATACTTATTTTTATTTAGAGCAAATTGATAACTGTCCATGTTTCCATAAGGATGGTAAATATAAGGTAAATCTTGATTTTATGAAATTTTTTCAAGTTTTAGAAATATTTATGTTAACTGTTATAGTATTATCGGCGTTCTTTTTTACATCTAAAATGTATAAATCAAAAAATAAACCATTGCCAAAGTTCATATTGTCGATTGTATTACTATTTTTGTTGTTTGTGAGTGGTTATATGTCATACAATGTGGTAAATTTATATAATAATATAAAGGATGACTGTGAGTGTGTAGACAGCTGGTATAGATTTTTCTTATATTATGAAGGAGTCGTCAGTGGTCTTACTGTATTTCGTTTTATTTCCATGTTATTACTCGCAGGCATATTTTTTTTTACAAGACAATTTAAATAAAATTATGATATAAAAAAAAAGATAAAATAATGTAATGGATGAGGTAGAACAAGAAATGAACGAATACATGAATCAAAAATCTGACATCAACGAGCATTTGTTAACTTTGTCTAAATATGCTTCGGAATGTGAGTTTGTATTAGCGATGGGTGTGCAAAATCCCGCAAGTAGTTGGGCATTCGCGCATGGACTTTTAAGAAATAAAAAAAATAATAAAATTTTATTTCTGAATGAAACACATGAAGTTGATGTATATGATATATCTTATAAAACAAACTCACTACCTATTGTAATTGAGTATAAATTTATTAATAATTTACAATTAGAATTAAAAGAAAAAGTTGATTTAACGTTCATTGATACGTGGCATGTATATGGACAGATGAAACGAGAATTGGCAAAATTTGCCCCATTTACAAAAAAATATATTATTATGCATGACACCACGGTGGATGATTGGCGCGGAGAGACAGTCCGATGTGGTCTAGACGCAGGACAACAAGCGTTTGATTCAGGTATACCCTATGAAGAAATTGTAAAAGGAATATGGCCGGCAATACAAGAATTCTTAGAAGCAAATCCAGAATGGGTATTACACGAAAGATTCATGAATAATAATGGTTTAACTATTTTGCGTCGTCTCTAAAATATAATTGCTGAAATATAACTTGCTTACTATCTTTTTATTGATAAATTCTTTACAATAAATAGAATAAAGCTCATTAATATCTATCGTAACTTTATTTTTGATTAAAAATATATCAATCTCTTTTTTTTTATTCCACAAAGTAGAACCTATTTTATTTATTTTATTATCAACTACCACGTTTGTGTAATAAAATTGTATTAGCTCAATAATACTTTGTTCATCGATATGAATATCTTTGTATATTTCAGTAAATAGTTTTAAAATCTCACTTATTTCAAAATAAGACTCACTTTCATCAGCATACATATATTTTTCCCAGAAATCTTTAAACTTATGAACATAGGGTAAAAACATACTTGTACAATTCATATATTGGTTATCTACACAGTTTATTTTTTTTATAATATAACTATGAAATTCAATATTCTTCTGAAATATGTTTATTTTATTTATACTTTTTAAATATTCTTTCCACAAAAACAACATGTCTTTTTCTTGAATCTTGTGTCCTTCTTTGTTACAAATGTATGCCTTTATGAAATCATCAATAATAACATCTTTAGATGTATTTTTAATCCAATATACATCTAAAGCAATAGGGTGAGAACCACTCTCTTCTAAAAATAAATCACCGCTTGTATGTCGATTTGAATAATGAAGAGAGACACATATCAAATTAATATAAATGGATTCCGGTATAGTAATATGTTGTAAATTCATCTTATTAAAAGAAATGATGCGTGATTTATTAGGGTCATGGTCATAATACTGAAATTTAAAGTGATTAAAAATATTCATATTATGAAAATACATGGATATATAATGATTTAAATTCTTTAAAAATGGTTTTATATGAATGGGTAAAAAGTAAAGTAAGTCAGTTTTCTTCATAATAATATCTCCGAGAGTAATCATAAAATATTTCACATAATTTTTGTGACTGAAAAAATTAGGATGTAAAAAATGAATAATATTCTGTAGAGTATTGGATTCAGGTATATTTTGATAAATGTGTTTTTCTTTTATCTTCTTTATAATTTTATTTTTGATTCGCTGCTTCAAAGAAAAATCAATAGAATATTTTTCGTGGTGTTTTGTCAAAAATTGTAACACAATATGTATCATATCGTTTTCATTGATGAATTTATATTCGGTTACATATTCAATATACATATTTGTGGTGGGATTATAATAATAGGAATGAGATGAAAAAAAGATATTGATAATTTCATCATATATTTTATCACCATCTCTCTCTTGAAACAAATCCACCACTTTAAAATACAAATCTTGAATTGCCTCGTCGGATGATGATTCTATGAATTGTGAAATTTTTTCATATATGCCTGCTTTGTAATCCATTATATTATTTATGATAAACGTTTAAATATATACACCATTTGTAATTAAATGGATGATTTAGTTAGCCGCATGAATGACTTAGAGCATAGAATTGATTATATTGAATCTGAATTAACCGATAAGGATACCTATTATGAATTAGAAGGCAGAATTGATAAATTAGAAAATGAAGTCTCTTATAGAGACATATACATATATATTACCGTTTTTTATTTAATATATTTCACGAGTAAACAATTAAACAATATGGTGTAATAGTAATAATGGATGATATTAATACAAATATCTCTGATTATACATTAGATGATTTATTTTCATTATTGGATATTAATATAGATACGAATAGCACTTATGAAGATATGACAAATAAAATAAAAAAAAATACAGATACATATATTCATCATTTTACAAAATTAAACAAACCAACCATTGTCAATTTTTTTAAACATGTTCAAGATAAGTTATTGAATTCTTCGACGCAAAATAATACAACTTCAAGTGTTATTGAATATCAACACAATTACAACTATGGTAATTCTGGAAGTAGCACTGTAACAAATGATATGTATAATGCTAACAATGGCGCAGGAAATCCAATACATAGAAAAACGGTGACTAAATTATACAACGTGGATAGTCGTTTTAGAGAGAATTATGATACATCCACTTCTACAAATTATAGCGTGGTGATACCCGAAGAACAAAAAGGAGTGATTGAGATGAAATTATGTGATTTAGAATTACCAACGACCTATTATCCTTTTAATAACGCGTATAATAATAATTATATGTGGATGAAAATAACTGATACTACCCAGAAAGAGACATATTTTTATATTTATATACCAGAAGGTAATTATTATTTTACTAATTTCATAGGATTTATACAATTTATTTTCTCAGCAACAAATTCTGATTTTAGGATTGCTCCATTAGGTATTTTTTTCGATATGACCTATGATAACCCAGGTGGCGTTGGTGAAGGCACTGGTTTGATACAAATGGGTATATTCGGTTCAGTAAATATAAATGCGAATGATTCTAAAACACTGGGTGAAACTATTATAAATGTTGAACTTAACTTTAACGCACCACCTATAGCAAACCAATATTCATCAATTAAAATAACAGAAGCTGAACTGATAAAAATATATAGCCAAACATCACCAATACCATTAAATCAAAAGCTTGGTTGGATGTTGGGTTATCGCAAAGGATTATATACAGGTTCAATCTCTTATAAAAGCGAATCTGTATTAGATATTATTGGACCAAGATATCTATATCTCTCAGTGGATGACCACAGGTTCAGTATTAATTCAAATTTTAAACCATGTAATAACACTAACTTACCCGGCACAGTTATGGCACGTTTATCTTTGAAAGGTTCTGCGTTTAATATTCAAACACAGAATGATTTTAGCGTGTATTCTGAACCAAGGTATTACTTTGGACCTGTCAATATAAGTAAATTTGATATTAAATTACTGGATGAACATGGTAGAATTGTAGATTTAAACAATAACGATTTTTCATTTACTCTGAGACTTACAGTAATCTATAGTGCTACTTAATTCATCAATGACCCATTTATAAAAATCAGGTATGTCTACATTATCTAGCATTTTCAACAACAGGTGTGCGAAATAATCCTTCTTTTTATAAAATTCAGAATAATCTGTATTTTTTTTGATTTCATATGTAATCTCTTTATCTGTAGTCCAGGGCAACTTGCGTGTATATAAATCGAGCAACATATATATGACTGAAATTATATCATCACTCTTTTTATAAGTATAACTAGGCAAGTGGCAATTGTAACTAGCGTATCGTTTATTTCCGATGAATTGTGTTAGGACTCGCGTTGAATCAAAACATGATAGACCAAAATCAATGATATATATCTTTTTATTAAAATCTAAAACAAAGTTTTCAGGCTTGATATCACGATGTAGAACATCGGCTTCGTGTAAGTCTCTCATGATTATCATGATATCAAGTACGAGGGATATAAATTCCATCTTCGTAATTCCCTGTTTGAAATGATTGGCCAAGTTGACATTAAATAATTCCATGACAATATAACTATAATTGTCATACGTCCCGATTGACTTGATGGTTGGTATTTTCACGAGTTTATGTTTTTTCAAATATAAATAAATATCAATTTCATGGTCTAAAAGCTTCTTGGATACAGGGTCACATTCAAACTTAATCGCTACTTTTGTTTTTTTATGAATATGAATTCCTTCATACAGTTTAGAAAATGTCCCAGCACTTATGGTGCCGGTTATATCATACGTATTAGATATCATATATACATTTAAAGGTTAATTTTATATATATATAATAATGGAGTTAAGTCCATTCCAAACAGAAGCCATCGCATCTATCGAAAATGGCTACCATACTTTAGTGACTGCTCATACTGGTTCTGGAAAAACGTTACCAGCGGAACATGCGATTCGTTATTTTACCGGAAAGGGTAAAAAAGTAATTTATACATCTCCAATTAAAGCGTTAAGTAATCAAAAATATGCTGAATTTACATCTAAATTTCCAGAATTGGAAGTAGGTATTTTAACAGGAGATAATAAACACAATCCAGGAGCACAAGTTTTAATCATGACAACCGAGATTCTGCAAAATAATTTGTGTAAAAAGAAGAATGCCTATTTAAATATTGAAATGGACATTGAAAATGATTTGGCGTGCGTTATTTTTGACGAAGTTCACTATATTGATGACGCAGACCGCGGAACAGTCTGGGAACAATGTATTATTATGTTGCCAACTCAGGTTCAAATGGTCATGTTATCCGCCACCATAGGAGAAAAGGAGAGATTCGCAAAATGGATTGAGAGTATCAAAGAAAATAAAGTCACTATTTGTAGCACCACAGCACGAGTCGTCCCGCTTGTTCATTATCTATATTTTTGCGTTCCCCCCAAGATGCTAGAAGTTATGGACCCGCCCACCAAAAAATTATTTGAGAGTAAGAATAATGTTTTAGACAGTATGGACAATATGGAAGAAGTCATCAATCGTAATAATAAATGTCTACATTATTTGAAATCACACGATAAAAGCGTAAATCGAAAATATGTTATCAATCAATTGTGCGAACGACTTAGAGAGAAGGAAATGTTTCCAGCATTGTTTTTTGTCTTTTCCAGGAAACAAGTTCAAGAACTCGCAAGTGAAATTACAGTTCCGCTATTTAACATGGGAGAAAAAGATTATGAAATAGAGCCCATCTGTAGGCAGCTATTGGTATCTAGAGTCAATAATTGGAAAGAATATATGGCCCTTCCTGAATACAATTATTATATCAACTTGCTACATAAAGGTATCGGTGTTCATCACGCGGGTATGCTTCCCATATTTAGAGAGATGATGGAAATATTATATGATAAAAAATATATCCAAGTTCTTTTTGCTACAGAAACATTTTCAATTGGATTGAACATGCCTACAAAAACAGTATGTTTTACGTCGCTATACAAGCATGATGGAAACAAGAATCGGTTGTTATATAGTCATGAGTTTATTCAAATGTCGGGTCGAGCTGGACGCCGTAATATTGACAAGGTAGGACACGTTATTTTATTGACAAATCTATACAATCCAGTTGAAACAACCAATTATCATAAATTGTTACATAGTCCACCCAAGGTTCTAAAATCTAAGTTTAAGATTAATTACTCTCTATTACTCCATAACGAGAATCCAAAAGAACTAATTGAACAATCACTCATGTATCAAGATATTTTGAATGAGATATCTTTTGCGGATAAAACAATCGAGGAAAAACAAACGGTCTATCATCAATATATCCCGTTGCTAAAAAATGAAACTGCTTGTAAAGCATATTTACATTTGAAGGAAGACCTATCTATTTCTAAAAATAAAATCAGAAAACAGATACTAAAGGAAATTCAAACGATTGAAGCAAATCATCCTGATATTGAAATCCAATTGTCATTGTATCAAAAAATCATTGACTTAAAAAATGAAATTGAGAAACAAGAAACATTCAAGCATTATGCCCAAAATTATGTGACTTCCCAAATCAATTCAATCCAAACTATTTTAAAAGACAACCGGTTCACAGATAAAAAGAGTGATATGGCAAACGCAATACATGAAATACATCCACTTGTATTTTCAGATATATATGAAAAATTTGATGGATTTAAAAAGCACACATCTACCGATATATTCTGTATTTTAAGTTGTTTGTATGACATTAAAGTATCGGATGATAAAAAGGAACTTACACCAACTGTTTATAAAGAAGAACTCAGATATATGAATGAACGAATGGAATATTATAATGACCAAGAAGTAAAATACGAGTTATGCTCATCTTTTACCAATATACAATATGATATGATTCCTTATATTCAACAATGGTTACAAGAATGTGCGAACGAAAAAGAAGCCATTCAAATGATACAACAGATGAAGAGAGAAAAGGAATGGTTTACTGGTGATTTTATAAAATGTTGTTTGAAGCTAGTGAATATGGCAAAAGAACTTGAAGAAGTATGTGATTTAGATTTTTTAGAAAAGATAAAAGAAGGCTCTGGTAAGCTATTAAAGTTTGTATGTACGAATGAATCTTTGTATTTAGTTTAAAGATACAATATAATAATATAAATGGCAAATGATTTTATACCTGACTATTATGTGTATACAGATGGTTCTTGTTCTAATAACGGTAAACCAAACGCACGCGCCGGAATAGGAATTTATTTTAGCCAAGATGACCCCAGAAATGTGTCCGCTATAGTAAACGGAAAACAAACGAATAATGTCGCAGAATTATCCGCTATCATAGAAACATATTCTATCATAGAGAATGATATTATGGAAGGAAAACGTGTTATGATTATGAGTGATTCTGTATACGCAATCAGGTGTGTCACTACATATGGAGAAAAATGTGATAAAACTGGATGGAAAGATGAAATTCCAAATAAAGAATTGGTTAAAATAGCATATGACTTATACAAAGAGAAGCCAAACATTCGCTTTCAACATGTGTTAGCGCATACAAATGGGACAGATATTCATTCTATAGGAAATGATTACGCTGATAAATTGGCAAATAAAGCAATTGGAGTAGAAAGTTGTTCAAACAATAAAATATATTTAAATGTTCCCTTTTCCAAAAAGGATGAAATCAAACGATTGGGTGGTCGTTGGGACACAAGTAAAAAGAAATGGTTTGTCCATAATAATAAACAAATAGAACATATCTTAAGTATTTTTACAGTTGGATAGTCCAATTATATTTTAATATAAAGCATCACCCCATCCGCGTTGAGTCATATCTGTTAGAAGTCGTTTAAATTAATATTCTTCTACAATGCGTCTATTTGTTTAAGCTTAATATTTTAATGATTATCCGCAACTAGCAACTAATTGTAGCTTAACTTTCTTTTTTAGTTTGGCTTCATCATGAAATACGTATAACTTAAACATGTAATCCGAGCATTCGTTTAAATCGTCAATTACAGTCAAATCATAAATAATTTGTAGGTCGTATACGTGAACCTGATACTTATATTTACTATCTGTTCTTACAATCTTATCATATACATATCCTTTAAATACTTGGTGTCTTTTACTTTCAAATAAAGATAGTAAGGCGCATTGATTTTGAACTTTTTTAATGTTTTTAAAGCATAGATTTATGTAATCAATTTGACAAATCCATTTATCATAAAATGGTGATGCCGACGTGAATGTAAATAAACCTAGATTTGTAGTCAATTGATACAAGTTTAATATATCAATGAGGCGACGTATAGGTGATGTAATATGTAAATAATTTACCTTATCATTATACAATTCATAACCAGTTGCTTGATTTTTCATAAAATCATATTGATGACTGTTTACATTTTTATAAATACCATTTTTAAATTTGCTCATGGTTATAGCGGTATTTGTATTAAACAGTATCATGATTTTTGTAATGAGTTCATTTGCCTTTTTAATGTTTAGCTTGGATAAAATATCTTTATAATCCTTATCTTCAATTGTATCCGTATAACTATAATTGTGTTTTACCTTTACCGCACATATACTAAAATGATAATCACTTGTATCTGTGTCATAATCCATAACTAAACAAATACGTATTTGTCCCGCATTTAAGCTACATAATTGAGATAATGTATTGGGTAACATTGACCTTTTTTTATCAGGTAAATACAAAGTCGAAATTCGATTTGTAAAACTAGTCCAAAGATTCAAATAATCCATAATAATTGGAACGTGTGTAATGTATACACTCAACGTATTACCACATAGACTTATCGCATCGTCCAAATCAATACTACCAGGTGCGTCAATTGTAAATACATTTGCCTTTCGAATCGGTATAGAATACATAGTAATAATAGAATCAATAATATCATGATTTATTTTTTTATTAGCATCTTTTGTAAATGATTGAATGGATACGTTCAATGATTTACAGTATAACATGTATTCATAAAAATGATCTGGCTCATCCACACACCCTAAATTTTGTGTGATAGAGCCTCTTGGGTTTTCTTGATTCCAATGGATATATTCAAACGTGACATACAAATATTTTGTATTTTTTAAAAAAGTGACTGGTATTGTATAGGGTATAATAAAAAAAGGTAATCGTTTATCGTCTGGTTTACATAAATATAGAAATTTACCGTCTTTTCCGTAGGTTCGTGTTAAATCAAGAACACCTGGTATATATTTATCTACACGAACTGGAGAGTGAACCACTTGTTCATTTTCATCAAATGTATCATTGTTAAATAGCTTTCCTTGAACAACTACATTTACTTTTTGAAATGTAGTTGTTTCGACAACTTCATAGTCCGTTTGGTTAGTGTAGACAATCTTGAACATACTATATACTATAGTTATGGATATACATTTATATTCTTATGTCTAATATGGTAACAATTTACTTCGGGGTTCCACATCTTCACATCATCAATATTTTTCTTTTTATCATCAACAAATACAATATTGGAATAAGAATATCTCCTTTTAAGACTATGCGTTGTTTTTCCTTTTTTATCTGAAAAATAGATATCTTCTAACGGTAAATGAATATCACAATAGCTAAGTTGTTGTAACGTAAGCTCGCATAATTTCATATTACGAGCTGTTAAAATAATCATTTTACTGTTTGTTTTGTTGATACGATTCATAAGGCGTAAGAATTCATTTTTATCTAATAAGTCGGGTAAAGTGGATGAAATATGTTTTATCCACTGTCTGTAGACAAATAAATCACTGTTGTTTCTTTTATAATCTTCCCACCATGTTTCATATATTCCTTTAAACTGTATAATTGTTTCGTCCAAATCCATGATAACTAACGTATTTGGTTGAATAAAAATTTCATCATAATTTTGTATCATTTTATAGTAATATTTTGAATCTTTAAATCATCTTCTAGACCTTCTACTTTTTTTAGACCTTCTACTTTTTTTAGACTTTTTACTTTTTCTAAACTTATATTTTCCGCCACGAACTACTCCGTTCTGACGTTGTAATTGTGGTGATGGTGGAGGCGGGAGAACCATCATATTCGTTGTAAGTCTTCCTTGTTCATGTGCTGTCCTTATAATATGTATTAATTCATTTTTTATTGTTGTAAAGTCTTTATTATTAAAATATTTAACCTCTATATCGGGTGTATATCCAGGTATAGGGGTTATTTGATTGTTAACTGTATTATTAACTGCCTGAATATATTTCGTTTTTTCAGGACCACTCTTATCTGGAGTACTTTCTACAATGTGCATATTATGTAAATCTAATATATCATCAGCAAAATTTCTTACCATTTTATCAGTTGTTACTTCATCTAAGGCCTCCATATATATATTATAAATATTATTTTAATTGTTCGATACATTTTGTGTAACTATCAAAGTTCTCAAACATTACCTTTGTAATTTCTGCCGGCGAATATTTAAATTCTGTAAAATTACGAATTGTTTCTAAATGTTCTTCCTCCAATTCAATATCATAAAACTTTTCAATAAACTCGACTACCATAGCATTCGTACAATTTGTAAATTCGCATATTAAATCGATACGTCCCGGTCGTATCAGCGCCTTATCTAGAAGTTGTGGATGATTTGTTGTCATAATAATGATACGACCGGGTGCTTCCAGAATACCATCCAATATATTGAGTAAACACGACAGAGAGAGTTTCTCATTGGAAAATAACTCATCCTTTTCTTTTTCTTTTTCTTCAAAGCAATTCTTAGGTGGAAGTTTTTCCAAAGGTAAAAACGCGTCATTCTTTTCATACGTTTCAAACTCTTTTCTCTCTAGCACAATATCATTTTCATGACAATCAATATCTTCAAACACATAAATGCGGTTATAGATAGGAATGACAAACTGTTCTGTTTTTCCGTTTTGAACTACATGAATCGTGTCATTAAAAAATAAATTCTCCATCTGTGTTTTCGTAACATATTTATGAAGTTTAATATTAATAATATGACGACGCATTTCATTCGCGACGCACTTAATTGTAGAAGTTTTACCACCACCAGGAGGGCCTGATAAAAGTAATCCCAATGTATACGGTATACCCTTATCGTTATACCATTTTTGATTTTGTTTGAAAAAATTGACTCTCTTCTCAATGAGTTTAGATTCCGCACCAATCACATTTTTAAACTGTCGATTCGTAACGAATGGTTTCATTGTAAAATAAACAAAGGGCGGCATTTTGTTGTATTCGCTCTTGTTAATCTTTCCAGTAGAAATATCATTGAAATAATAAAGACGGTCACCCAATTTATTCTGTATTTTGATGGTATAATTATATTCAATCTTTTTAATATAGGCTCGTAAATCTTCAACATTCATCGTATAACTATACATTTCAATCGTTTGTGACGTATCCTCTTCACCAATATCCTCTTTTAAAAGACAAATAAAAATTTCATTCATTTCATCAATTAATATTGGATTTTTATGATTTAACATAAAGTTTTGTTTTGAATACATAATGCTTTGAATATTGGGACGAGATGTAATAAAATCCAATAGAGAGTGCGCCAATATATCGTTTGTTTGTTTTAGGTAAATGTCAAATGTAATTGACGATTGTTTATCTCGAATCGTTGGGGTAAGTGTTGTAAGTTTTTGTTCAAAGTATTTGTTAAAAGCGGTTGTAATAATGGGAAACAACAAAGCACTTTTATCTATGGCATACATGATAAAAAAACTATACATAATAGTATAAATCGTAACTTCATTGGAACTCGATTTAAACATAAGAAGAGTCATGAGTTGAGAGCGCATATCCATTTTAGTTTATTATGACGTATGTTTATATTATTTATTCCATATCTTATCAACTAAGCTATATTCTACGCATTTATCCGAATCCAACCACAAGTCCTTCTTCAAAAGCTTTCGTAGCTCCTTTTCAGGAATGCCCGTATTCTTTTTATAAAGTGATTTAATACGCACCATAAGACCCTTTAGATTGCTATATTGGTCTTCAATCTCGGCCATTTTACCCCAACATTCAGACGAAAGTTGATGAATTAGCATATGTGCGTTTGGACGCATGTAACGTTTTGTGCCACATATGCTAATCAAAGTTCCTGCAGACGCCGTAGAACCTTCAATAATAGTATGAACCGGAACTTTAGATGCTTGAATGTAATCAATTGCGTTCAATGCTGAAAAAATACATCCTCCAAATGAATTAATGTGAAGATAAATAGGCATTAGTTTTGTGCTTGTGACTCTCGACAGTGTAAAGCAATATTCTTCGGCCGACTTTAGCAAATTAATAAGAGTATGTATTGACTGCCTATCTACTTCAGAATAAAAGTAAATGTGGTTGAGCTCTGCGTGAATCTTTTCATTCACATTGTCGTCGTCTTTTTCCATTATGATATTATAGCATAATTGTTTAAATTATTATAACATAATAGTTATGCCCGAATTAACGAAACGCATACAAGACATATATTAGATTCGCCATACTCGAAATAAAATAACCGGACCGTTTAATATCTATATCAAATGATTTATATTTGAATAAGTAAAACATCATACTGAAACTATACATAATTAATATCGTTTCTGCTACTAATTTCCATCCACTATATTGGTCTAATTTAATCAAATTATAACTCCACACTCCTCTCAATAAGTAATTAATCAATACACATAATAAACCACTAAGAATAAATACAAAACAATTTGTTGTTTCGTGTAAATCATATGTGTTGATATACATAAATTCCCCAAATACCAAAAAAATAATCATAAAATGAGAAAAAAAGTTACAAAAAGACAATTGATGTATTTTGAGTTGCTGTTTAGGATATAAAAAATAAAAATATAACACACTAATTGTCAAGGCAAGAGGTGCTACCATTTTGAAAAATTTTTCAGACTTAACATCTAGCAATGCCATGAAGAAATAAGTAAATAATAAAAATAAGGTATGGTGCGTTAATTGAGAGAAATACCAGCATAGCTTATCTGCGAATGATTTATCGTGAATTTTTTTATTTTTAATCACAGTTTCATTTGGAAAAAAATCAGATCCATTGTTTTTTATATGAAAAGTAGCTACAAAACTTAGACAGATTGTAGTAAATAAAAAGATAGTTCCTATTAAATAAAAAGGAGTTCTTTCTGTAATTATCATAAAGATAATAATATATTTATATTATATGGGTTTTTTACTTAATATAATTGTATTATGTTTGTTAGTAGTGCTTTTTTTTCCAAAAGCACGCGTATTTGTTAGCATAATTGTATTGATTTTATTATTTACGGGAATGATACGATATTCGTATGAAGGTATTGAAAATAATATAGCAGATGAGAATATAGTTACAGGTATACATATTTTAGGTCAACCCACTATTATGATAAGTGACACAACTCCTAGTCCAGAAATAAATAAACCTAAAGGAATATATGATACATCACCGTATAAAGCTAGCCCATAATTGAACAATGATTCAATTGACTGTTGTAATTTTCTTCAATTTTGGAAACATCTTCCGTATAGTGAAGAGCTAAACCGTAATTTCTCATTACATGTGCACGATTATATCTCTGTATTATCTTATTTTTCAAAAAGAGTAGTCCCAACGACGACATGTGTTTATTGATATAGTGTTTTGAACTATATTTGATATGACCTATTGGATTACATCTATGTGCTCCAATATCATAGTTCATTTCATTTACATTTTCTCTTAAAAAACATAACTTCTTACTTTCTTGATGATTATCAACATATTTACAAATATCTTGTAAATCAATATCGGCTAAATCAGTGGTTACACTTTCCCCTATCATATCATATCCTCTTACATTTAATATAGTAACACCTTGTTTCATTTCTTCTTTTAGTTCATCTTCTGTAACACATAAAAATTCATCCATATCAGCCATAATTATCCATCCAGTTTTTATAGATTTCCAGCAATTATTTTTTATTTCAACATACTTAAAATCATTAATTATATTATCACTACCCCAAGATATTACAGAGCATCCTAATCGATTCGCGATTTCAACTGAATTATCGGTAGATTCATTATCATAAATAGTAATTTTACAACTGGGTATATATTTTTTATAATGACTTACCGTATGTGGCAACAAAGCGCTTTCATTGAAACATAATAAGAAAACATGTATATCCATATAGATATATATATTATTTCTTCAATACATTTACAATATATTCTTTTATACTTTTAGTTGGAATCCAATTCAATGTATTTTGTAATTTAGTCGTATCACATAAAGTATGTTGTAAATCTATTTTTCTTGACTCTATGTGTATTTGATTCGGAGAGATTAGATTCGCTAATTCTTTTATAGAAATCATTTCACCTGTTCCCACATTAATCGTATCATTCATGAATTTAGAATTCATCGCCAATATATTCGCATGACATATATCATCTACATGAACAAAATCTCTAGTTTGACTACCATCACCGTGTATTAGTAAGGGTAACCCTTCTTTTACCCTCTTTAAAAAAATCCCTGTTACAATTGCGTAAGAACCAGAGCTTGGCTCATTCGGACCATATACCATGAAATATTTTAATCTTACACTTGGAACATTGTATAATTTATAAAATAATTCACAATAGAGTTCACCACAATATTTGCTTAATGCGTAAGGCGTTTGGCAATCTTGTTGCTGTGTCTCAACATTTGGGATAGGATTTAGACCATAATACGTGGATGAAGCGCTATAAACAACCTTCATAGGTTGAATAAAGGATGATGCATGTTTTAACACATTAATCGTTCCTACTATATTTTGTTCTACACAGAAATTTATCATCTCCTTATTTTCCAAGGAAGGGAGCACTTTACTCATTGCCGCAAAATGATAGATTCCATCCACATATCCGGCTAAATATAATGTATTCTTATCTAAAATATCTCCTTGAAGAAAATGTATATTATTATTCATTTTTACATAATCAAGATGACCCGTAAATAAATTATCGATGACTACAATATTATTTTCTTCGGATAACCGATTGACCAATGTGCTCCCTATGAACCCAGCACCACCCGTAATTAAATATCTTTTCTGCTTCATTTTATTTGTAATCTGTATGTCTGTACGAAAACAATACATCATTAATCTTTCTAAACACCAGCCATGAATTGAATTTATATCAAACATATTTGTTTCACTTTCTCCAAAAAATAATACTTTCGTATTCAACGTCATCGCATGAAGTTTCATATAAAATTGTATGGGTCGACTTAGTATATTTGATTTTGGAATAACATATTGACATCCAGCTGAAAATACATTATCATAAGGGACATCTCCTTCAAAAAATAAGGAATAATATTCACTTGTTTTCATGGAAGGATATATAAAAGACGATGATTCACAATGATGTTCAGTAAATAAACATTTCACATCATCTACACCATTCTTGATTAAATCATCTATACTTTGTTGTAAATTAGTAGGATTGATACCATTCATATGGTCAAATGGATTACCCTGTAATAAAAATACATAATCGGGCAAATCATGATAATGATTTACGATATAATGAAAAAAACATTCCACTTCTCTTCCTATATTTGGTTTTTGAATTGTGTTTTCAATATAATCACCTTTATTATAAATGATTATATTCTCTCTATTCATATGCTCCAACCAATCTAGCGATTCTTTATATCTAGCTATAATCATTTTATAACTCATTGTTTTATCTTAGATTTAAAAATCATAATATATACTCATTCTAAATAACTTGTAGTTTACTACTTTTGCTGCTGTATACCCATATTTCATAACATTATAGTATATTTTCTAATTTAATAATTTATCCATAAATTCGGTTATATTAATATATATTAATATATATTATATTATAATGCCTTTTATAGATGAATTATTAAATTATAAAAATGATGTTTTTATTGAAACTGGCACGTTTCAAGGAGATACAGTTTATAAAATTGCAAATAATAATGTACATATCCCAAAAAAAATTATAAGTTTAGAATTATCTGACGTGTTTGTTGAAAGGTGTACAAATCGTTTTAAAAATAATGATAATATAAATATAATTAAAGCAAATTCTTCAAAAGATTTGTTACATATTATTAATGATATTGATTGTCCTATCACATTCTGGTTAGATTCTCATTGGTCGTCTACAGATAATGTTGGGTGCGATGAATTTATAGTATGTCCAATTATCCATGAATTAGAACAAATTAAGCATCATCCTATAAATACACATACAATTATGGTGGATGATATTCGATTGATGAACAAAAGTATAGACAAACATAAAGGATTTCCTATATCAATAGAACAAATTATCAACAAAATATATGAAATTAATCCTAATTATAAAATAAAATTTTATGATGATTATACTTCGCCGAATGATATTTTGGTTGCGTACATTGAAACAAAAATGGTTATACATAAATATTTAACTGTATGTTCTACAAATCCTCAACCACCAGGATTTGCTGATTTTTTAAGAGGAAGCATTACTCTATTTAATTTATCAAAAAAATACAATTATAAGTTATTATTTAGTGGAAGTCATGCTATTTTTACATATTTAAAACCAAATAAAAATATAATTTGTTCTGACACAGATAATACTTTAGAATTATTACCACCAATATCATATGAAGAAATTTATAGTAATTTAATAAATATTTTTCAAAATAATAAATCATTCACAATTTTAACAAATTCATTTTATGAAGATTCAGATACACAACAATTTATTAATTTTGGAAATATAACTGATGACTGTAGGAATTTTATACAAGATATTTTACAACCGTGTGACGAAATAATAAATAAAATAAATTCATTTAATATAAAAAATTTTAAAGTAATACATATAAGATGCGGTGATACAATTCTGCATACAAATTCATTTAATGAAAATTTATATAATCTATACTACAAAAAGATAAATAATATAATAAACAATCAATGTAATTATATATTGTTGTCCGATTCATCTGAAATAGCAAAAAAATTAAAAGAAAATATTCCCACTTTATTTTATTGGGATAATCTAAAAATACATTTAGGTGATTTAAAAAATTACTCAGAGCAATCAGTATTTGATACATTAGTTGATTTTTTTATCATGTCAAAATCAAATGAAATAATATCAAATGGTTCTGGATTTAGTCAATCTGTTAGTGTTATTTACAAAATACCCTATACATTCTTTTAACCATCTTTTACTCAAGACATGTTTCATTGTTAATTGTTATATTTCATAATTTATGCTTTCAAAATTATGAAATATATTTTTATTTTGATTACCATTCAAGTGTCTAAAATCCACCAGGAAATCCCACTAAATTTGCGCCCAGGCCAAAACCTGCGCCTGTCCTAGCGCTCTCACCCATTGACGGGATATACACATCCAAAATGCTAAATGTCATAGCCGCAACCAACGCAATCATACCAATCGCTTCTAAATCGAGTGATTGTTTCGGTATCGCAAAACAAGCAAGCGCCACAATCAAACCTTCGACTAAATACTTAATAATCTTTTTCGTGATTTCTTGAAAATTGACCATATAATAATATATAGAAAAAAATATATAAATAAGTAAAGATAATACATAAAATGGCTAAAGTCGATTTATTGGATGAAGATAGACCTATTGCTGAGCAGCGTTTCGCTTGTTTGTCGTTCGTATCACCCGAATATATTATTAAAAATAAAAACTTATTTTTGTTTGAATCGTTTGTGGAGCAATACGAATTTTCAAAGTCTATGGAAAAATTCACTAAATTTATTAACTTTGTTTCTTACAAATACAATATCAAAAGTGACGATTTACACGAACAGTTTAAGAAATTCGTAGACTCGGAGCGAGCAACGTTACAGACCACGGTAGAAGATGATTACAAGAACTTTATTGATAACAATGAGAAGCGTTTGGAAGAGGAATATTCAAAGAAGAATGAGTTTCAAACATCTGTGCGTGGTATCAAAGTCCGTGGTGTTTTTCCATCTCAAGAAGAAGCAGAGCTACGATGTAAGATGTTGCGCAATCTAGACCCCAATCATGATGTGTATGTGGGTCCAGTGGGTATTTGGATGCCATTTCATCCAGAGGCTTACAAGACGGGAAATGTTCAATATTTGGAAAAGGAGCTTAACGAGCTCATGCATGAAAAGAAGAAGAACGATGATTACTCTAAGTCCGAGTTTGACAAGAGAGTCAAGGAGTCCAAAGTCAATGCGATTCAAGAAAATATCGAAAAGGCAAAGGAGCATAACACTAAATTAAGCCAGACTATCAATGAGAATGGTGAACTGGTAAGCATTCAAAACATGAATACACAGGAGAAGAATTTGGGTGTGAATGCCACTCTCGATGAAATTAAGAAAGAGCTATTTGAAGGAGAGAACATTGTAATCGGAAAATCCGACCACGGATTAAATGATTTGTTAAAAAAATATAAGGAGTAATAGTATATGCCAACACGAACATTATTAATTACAAAAACATGCCCTCAGATCATCAATACTCCAGGTGTACCTATTACGTCGATTGATGGAAGATTGAAAGGAAATCAAATTGATTTTACGAATATTACCTATGAACAATATCAAATGAGACGTAAAGCAGAAGTCTTACAATATACGCCTAAAGAGTCAGTTACAGTAAAAAGTAAATATTCTTATATCACAAAAAATAACTATTATAGTCAGGCAAAAATTCGACAAATGATTCTAGATAGAACGATTGACTGTCCAGGAATATCATCGACAGCATCTTCTAGTGGTGTTATTGGCTCAAATATGATATATACATTAGACCCGAACGTCCCGTATTACCCATCTATTTAAAATGTAAACGTGGATTGATACATGTTGCCATTTTAGGAAATATTTGACCACTCATACATACATCGCCTTCAAAAGCATTTGTACATTCTCTCTGTCCATTATCAGTTCCAATATAACAATAACTATTTTCTTTGACTAATTGTTCTTGTTTAAATGGAGACACTGTATTTATTTTTTCATTCAACTGGTTCACGCCGCCATTCATAATATTATTTTGTAATTCTTTGTTTTTTTCTTCATCCCTTTGAATTGTTTGTGTTGGTTGTTGAGTTGTTTGTTGGGTTGGTTGAGTTGTTTGTTGGGTTGTTTGGGTTGGTTGAGTTGGTTGAGTTGGTTGAGTTGTTGGTGTTGGATATAATAGGTTATAAATGATATCTCTAAAATAATAAGCCAGTAAAATGACTATGACGACGATGAGTAAAATAATAATCCCATAAGGTGGCTCATTCGGTTCATCCACCATATTTTCAAACTGTTTCGTAACATTATTTTCAAACCCATCTTTATTGGGTATTTTTTGTAATAGATTGTTCATTGTTTTATTGGGGCCCTTATAGTTTAAGAGTCCACCATTTCCATATATATTCTGAAATTCTTTAGTAATTGTTTTTTTATTCATATATATTTAACTTATATATTCTATGCTACAATTTCATTTTTTTTAATTCGGTCAAATATAAGAATCATTTTTTCGTTCACTTTTAAAGAGCTATTCTCTAGCAATGGTTTTTCATAATTAATATTGTTAATAATATACATCACTGCTACATGAAGCAAACATTTTTTCTTTTTATTCGATGCGTTTGTATATTTAATTTTAAACAGCTCAAACAAAGATTCAATTATTTTTTCTAAAATAGAATTGTAGTTACACGAAAAAAAGATTTCCCACAAAATCCATATTATATTTTTATTTGGGGCAAAGGGTCGTTGAATACATACAATATGACGTTTGTTTTTCAGCAACAACGTTTCAAACTCTATCATCCAATCAATCCAATATAAAATATCCATTTTATTCCTAGTTTCTTTAAGATGATAGGTAAATTCATTTAAAGCAATAAAACACTCTTTAGGGTCGCCCGGTTTAAAAAATGGCTTTATAAATTCTACATTCGGCGCTTTTAGATTATTCGTCAGTTCAAATGTTAATTCAAATTTGGGGCTATCTAATACAGTATCTTTTTTACACTCTCCTATGATGGATGTAATTGTAAAAAAAATACTACGAATTTCATCATTGTTCCTCAAGTCTAAATCATTCATGCTATTCGCAATGGCTTTAAATTCATTGAATTTTTTAACCATGTATATTATTAATTTAGGATTCGATATATGGATATGTTTACAAATATACTGTATATAAATATTCCATAAGTCTAGAACAGCCCCGCTACATAGCAATTCACAAGTCCAAAATAAAGATTGGTCCTTTTTCTCATAATACAATGAACTGTATAATTCTTTTAGAACGTGTGTTTTTTTGTAATTTGAAAATGTAGTGGAATGAAAGTTTTTTCGTATATCATTTATTTTCATTTATAAAACTCTTTAAAAAAAAATACTATATTATACAAATGATTTATATTTTAATAGGATTGATAGTTCTTTATCTTTTTTTAAAATATTTCAAGAAAGAAGGTTTTGAGCAATCTTCTATTTATAAAACCTATGTCAACAATATCTATGATGAATTCTATACAAAAATATATGATGAGTTGATACACCTTGTTCCATCGGACATTGAAATAATAAAAATCATGAAGCCATTTTTTATTACAAATAGTAATGTTCTATGTGTCGGCTCTAAAACAGGACATATTGTTCAATTATTGTCAGAATCTTTAGAGGTAACGGGGGTAGATAAATCATATGAGATGGTAAAGATGTCAGAATATAAATATCCACACAATAGATATGTATATGGTGATTATTCGAGTTCTTATATGTTTCAACAAAATTCATTTACTCATATATTATGCCCCCTTTTTACTATCAATACAGTAGACCATAATTTTTTTCAAAACGCGAATACATGGTTAATAAATCAAGGATATCTGGCAATTATGTATTACTCAGATGGGTTTGATATTGATAATATAAGGAATCATAACCCAAGTCACTATTTCAAAATAAATTATACTTACTCGATTACATTACAAAATAATAAAATAACAGAAAAGATAACCAACAAAAAAAAAGAGGTGAGAACCAATATACTTTATTTAAATCATGTTCATTTAGATGTAGAGGCAAAGGAAGCCGGGTTTAGAAAAATAAATGTTTTACCTATACCCAATTTACCCCATGTTCATTTATACATATATCAAAAAATCTAACGACTATATTTGCCTATATTGACAAAAGAATCCATAATGTATATCACAAAAACTCCTAAAAAACAATAAAGCACTATTTCTTCATTTTTTTGACCCGTTTTAATTTCTTTTTGGTCTTCGAACAATTCAAGAATATTATTTAATTTTCGTAACATTTCATTCGGTGTTTCTTTATTGGGTGTTTCACCATTGATTAATAAATAGTTTGCCTTAACAGATGGGTCTAGGTTAATTGTTTGTTCTGATTTATAAAAATTGCTTAATTCGGAGTCATTGTCTTCTTTTAAATTTTTATGAATTTCTGCTATTTCGGTATTACTTGTTTCAAGCGATGTTTTTGTTTTCATTAACATATCCTTATTTATTTTTGCCTTTTCTGTAATGATTTTAGTTTCTAGGTCTTGATTTTTAAAATCAATGGGCGAGGCATAAAAAGCAAGAGACATTCTTTATTACATGAATATATTTTTTTTATTTGAATTTAATATATATGAAAAAATTAGTCTTTGAGTCCACAGATGAATTCTCAGAATTCTTCAAAGGAAAGAGCCCAGAGCTCACAAATGCAATAGTAGAGTCAATACGAGATGCATTTATGTTTCAAAAGAAAACAGCCAATCTATTTGAAATTACATTTGATGCTAGTGATTCGGTATTTGAAATCTCTCTATCACACAAAGAGTGGGTAGTGGCTTTGGAGAATTGCTTGAAGCATTATGAAGAGTGGGAGATGGGAGACGACGCAATAGATACATTTTTATTAATTAAAGAGATCAAATCATGGTAAAACCTTATACTAAGACATTCGTATGTGATGTTACTGGAATTAAAACTACCTACACCTATAACGGAAGTAGCATTGTTAATGGAATAATCAAAGCAGAGTTTGACTATCCTCCAGGATACTTAGAAGCCTTCAACAAGAAAGAGAAACGTCAGGACAATCTTCCTAAGACCAAGAGGTTGTACCTTAATCCTGCAACAGGGAATGAAGTATCCTATGCTAGAGCAAAAGCTTTAAAAATAATCTAACAAAAAGTTGCTACACTATCTTTTTATAGGTATATTTAGGAATAAAAGAAGAGGTTATGAAAAAAGTAATAATATACATTCACGGATTCAACTCAGGACCAGGAGAAAAGGCAGTAGAATTGACAAAGCAGTTTCCTAATTGTGAAGTAGTTGCTCTACAATTACCATATAATCCACAAGAAGCTATTGAGATCTTAAAAGGAATAGTTGACCAACATCTAAACGCTGACGTTCATATTGTAGGAACATCTCTTGGAGCTTTTTATGCAATGTGCTTAAGTGTTATATATAGTGAAAGAATTAATATAAACTACTACCTACTCAATACCTCATTTGAACCACATATAACATTGACGAGGTATAATGGTAAAGCTATTAGTAACTATAAGACTGGAGAGCGGTTTGAGACTACACCGGAATTCTTCAATTCATTACAGAGGCTGTACGATACCCTCACAGGATACTATAGTCCAAATTGTATTTACTCTTCAAACTACTTTATAGGAACTGAGGATGAGGTAGTTGATTTTACTAACTTTACAACTTTTATTAAGTCTTTTAAAGTACCATACAAGTTACACTACTCAAAGCAGGATCATAGATTTAGTGATTTATCTGATGTTGTAAAAGCAATTAGGTATAATAGTTTACTATTTATATAAAAAACATGAAGCACATAAATCAACTGACATTTGCAAATATTTTACTAGAGAGATTTGTAAACTTACACACTCCTCAAGACATGTCAAAGTATATTGACGTAATTTGGGAAATACTACAGGACAGTTATGCATCAATTGGTGGATTCAAATCTGCAACAGATAAGGAAGATCTTATGAGAAAGTCAGGACTAACTAAGCTAGTTACTAAAGGTGGCAAGGTTATTGCTGTAAAGATTTATAAGGATGAACTTGGTCGAAAGTCCATTGCAGGAGGTAGTGATGGTAGTGATGAGGGTAAGAAGTGGTTCATTAAGATTTGTGAAGAAGATATCAAACTTAATAGAGCTTGGGGAGAGGTATCAGGTGCAATGGAACATATTATGCTTAAAAGAGGATCTGTACCAATTCCAAACTCAATGGTAGCTCACATACTA